GAAGAGAAGAGCATCGCAAGTCAAGGAAGAGCAGTAATCAACGTTTTGGTCAGGTTGAACCACCCAGATAAGCTCCTTAACAGGGTGGTTAAAGTTAAGCTTAATTTTGTTAGAAGAAGAACCGACTGACTCATCGCCAGTGAATTGAAGTTGACTAATCAAATATTCGTGAGGGTTTTGTGCCATTCTGCGACGTTCATCAGTGTCCAAAAACACATAGTCAACGTACAAAGAAGCAGCAACCAAAGATTGATTGTAAGCAATGGTGGCAGGGACTGGGCGGCCGACAGAGTATTGACCGGCAGCACCAGAGTAAGGATTTGTGTTGCAGTTCAAGGTTGTGACAGCCCACAAGCACTCATCAATAGGGCGGATATCAAGGTTAATCTTGACTTCGTGGTATTGAAGAGCAATCAAGGGAAGAGCAAGACCGGGGTTGGTACAGAACCAAAATTGAAGAGGAACGTACAAAGTGGTCTCAGGTAAAGCGTTACGAGGAGCGCAAACTTGACGAGGAGCCAAGGAGTCGCAAGGAGATTCAACATCAGAGAAAGAAGGGTCTGTGATGAATGTAAGTTGAGTGGTGTTACCAATCATCTTCCAGTATCCACGTTGTTGTTCAGAAGTCATTGTAAGTTGGTTCCAGATGTGCATCCAGTCACCATATTGACGGTCGATTCTTTGACCACCAATTTCAACCTCAACTTGAGCGATAAGTTGCTCACCAGGATAATCCAACCAACGGGCATAGACGCCAGTGTTTTGGCCTGTGGTGTAGTTTCCGAGACCCATAAGTTGGTTAATCTCGGGAAGAGTCACTTGAAGATAAGTGCGGTAAGCTAAGTCACCATTTCTGCTGATGACACATTGGACACGACGACCGAAATCGGCTTGACCGTTGAAAGTTTGTTCAATTGATTCGATGGCAAAGTTTGTGTATCTGCGATACGTAACTTTCCAAAAAGTTATCTGAGGATTACCAGTAAGGTAAACATCTTGGGCGCCATAGGCTACAAGTTGCATTAAACCACCTCCCATATTTATAAATATGCTAAAGAAAAAAAAATTTTTTAAAACAATTTAATTTAATTAATTTAATTATTAATATTTTTTTAATAAATTTTTTATGATTAATTTAAAATTGAATAATTTAAAATTGAATAATTTAAAATTGAATTTATTTATCACGAAAACAGCTTATAATAATATTTATATATTGTATTATGTTATCGCAAATATGCAAAACAGATTTATTTATTACTAAAGCAATCAAAATTCATGGAGATAGATATGATTATTCTAAAGTAGATTATGTAAATGCTAAAACAAAGATTTTAATATTATGTAGGGTTCACGGAGAGTTTACACAAACCCCTTCCAATCATTTAAGTAATTTTAATTGCCAAAAATGTTCTAATAATTTTAAATTAAATACCCAAGCTTTTATTGAAAAAGCAAACCAAATTCACGAAAACAGGTATGATTATTCAAAAGTTGAATACATTAATACAGATACACCAGTTGTAATATCATGTAAAAAACACGGCGATTTTAAACAAATACCAGATTTTCATATAAACAGAAAATGCGGTTGCCCAAAATGTTCTAATAATGTTAGATTTGATTTATTAGAATTTGTTGAAAAAGCTAATGCAATTCATAATAATAATTATAATTATTCCAAAGTTAATTATGTTAATAATAAAATTCCAATAATTATAATATGTAAAAAACACGGAGAATTTATACAACAACCATACGTTCATCTTTTAAATCACGGTTGTCCTAGTTGCATTAAACAAAACGGAATTTCAGTTTTTCAGTAAAATACAGGAGATTTATCCTACAATTCAAAAATAATATAAGGTTGAATGGTGTAAAAACAAATTACATTTACCATATGATTTTGTTATTAAAGAGTATAAAATTATTATAGAACTAGATGGAGAGCAGCATTTTAAACAAATTTCTAATTGGACTTCACCTGAAATTCAAATAGAAAAAGATAAATATAAATTAAGATGTGCAAATGAAAATGGGTTTTCTGTTATTCGTTTGCTACAAATCGATGTTTCAAACAAACATTTCAAAAATTGTTACTGAAAATAAAATTCAAAATATATTTATATGTAAAAATAATGAATATGATAACTATTATTAAGAAACAATCTTATTGAAGTCTAAATTTGTCTTCATAAATTTAAGCAAATATGCGTCTTCTAGCACCTCCTTTTTCCCTTCGTGTTTTTTTGCAAACACGTAGGTTTCGTTTAGTTTTTTTACAGACCAGCCTTGTTCTATTGAATTATAAAGTAATAACATTTTTTGAAATTTAATTGCGTCAATTTTTAAATTTGAATTTTCTAAATCTTTTAAAGAGTCTAAATTTATTTTAATGTCCATTAAATAAAAAAAAGAAAACTATATTTATTTTTTACTTTATTTAATTCTATGAATAATAAAGCAGTAATAATATATTTGTCGTTTTATTTTTCTTTTTTGACAATTAAAAATTATGTATAAAAATATAAGAATTTGTTATTATATATGTAGTAACATTTACAACATTGTATAAATATAATTGCAAAATAATTTAAAAAAATGTTGTTATCTAATTAATTAATGTCAAACGATTGTAAAGCAAGGTCTGTAGATGATATTATAGAAGAAGTTTTGCAAATAATTCCAACCACTGAAAACAAATTAATTATTGAAATAAATAATTTTAAAGATACTTTAGGCAATAAAGCACCAGAAGTGTTAAAAAGCTCAGACTGCTGGATTCCATTTATTCATATTTTAAACCGTAATATACCTTACATTAAAGATGATTGGCAAATAAAAATAAGAAATTTATTGGCTAATAAGTAAAATAACTATATAGCTTTCCTATAAAAACAAAATATATAATTTCTCTTTATTATTAATTAAATAATTATTAATAAATTATATAAATGCCTGCTTTTAAACCAAAACCTAGTAAAAAAATAAAGTTCAACAAAAAAACAACAGTAACTTTGGACACAAAACATAAGGAATTTTTAAACGAATTTTCGAAAAATGAAAATGTTATATTGCCAGAATTGAAGTTAGAGAGATTTGAATTAAGAGAAAAATTAAAAAGAAATGATGAAAAACTTACTATCGAGCAAAAGTTAGATATACAAGACCAAATTAATGACATTACAGAAAAAATAAGAGAATCGAATGGAAAAAAAAAGGAATATTTTTTAGATAATTCACAATTTATATTTAATTATTTTGAGAATAAAAAAAATATTTCTGCAGGCAATTTATCTCAAACTGAAACAAGTAAAAGTAAGCTACTTAATAATTTTTTTAAAATACAACAAGATGATACCGAGGTTATTAAAAATCAAAACAAAACCAATAATATTGTTCAAAAGTATTTAAGTAACATAGATGACACATTTTTAGATGTGAATTCATTTGTGTTTTCAACAGATATTTGTCAAATTTGTAACAAAGGTGAGCTTATTCCTCTTGAGGATGAAGGGATATTAGTATGCAATACTTGCTCTAGAAGTGTTCCATATCTTATTGAAAATGAAAAACCATCTTATAAAGAACCTCCAAAAGAAGTTTGTTTTTATGCATATAAACGCATTAATCATTTTAAAGAAATATTAGCACAATTTCAAGGCAAAGAAACAACGCAAATACCACCTGATGTTATCGAAAATATTAAATTACAAGTAAAAAAAGAGAGAATAGAATTATCACAAATAACAAATAATAAAACGAAAGAAATATTAAAAAAATTAGGCTATAATAAATACTATGAGCATATACCATTTATTAAAGATAAGTTAGGAATCAAACCTCCGATTATGTCGCCTGAATTAGAGGAAACTTTATGTAACCTGTTTATCGAGCTACAGTCGCCTTATTCTAAATATTGTCCAGATGACAGGGTAAATTTTTTGAATTATTATTATACTGCTTATAAATTATGTGAACTGCTAGGTGAAGACAAATATTTAGATTTCTTCCCAATGCTCAAAGACAGAGAGAAAAGAATAGAACAAGATACAATTTGGAAGAAGATATGTGAAGAACTAGATTGGGAATTTATGCCTACCATCTAAATTTTCTCAGCATTATTCGTAAACTCGCCAAATAATTCATTTGCTTTTTTAATTCTTGCCTCTGTAGCTTCTTCTATAGTATTAAATGAACCTATATGAATTAATTTTTTATATACCCTAATTCGAGCCATCCATTTATTATATCTTTTATCATATATAATGCCTTTTACACCAGTTGTATTATTTTTATACATTACAATATTTCTTCTATTTTCTTGATGTGTCGCCCATCTTAAATTACTGAATAAATTATTAAGTTTATTATTATCTATATGGTCAACATATAGTTTATTTCCTGGATTTTCAACAAAGTAAAAAGCCACCAATCTATGTATTTTTGTATTTTTTTGTTTACCATCTTTACACAAAGTAATATAATAATATTTATCCGTTTTTCCTTCTGTTGGCTTCAAAATTCTTCCAGTGGTTTTATTTCTAACATTTCCAAAATTGCTTATTTGATAAGCATCTTCATAGTCAATAATATCTTTGTATTCTTCTACTATATTAGACATCTAAATATAAATATAAATAAATATTTATGTTTATATATTAAATCAATTTTAATTTTTATGTCCTATACGGAAATAACTTTGTTAAGTTTGTATTGTAAATTGAAAAATTTGTGTCATTACAATTTGCACCATATCCAGTTCCATACATAGCTCCGCCTTTTTGTCTTCTATGACTTTTATTTCGTCTTATATTTGACCTACGTTTTTTTGTGCTATATCGTCGTCTTCTTCTTCCACCATTCATAGAATTGTTGGTTGTTTCATTCATCGTGCTATTCATAGAGTCATCTGCCACAGAAGTTTCACCGCTTAAATCCAGACTTTGATTCATATCAAGATTATGGTTATCATTTTCTGCTTGAGGTATTCCGTCTTCTCCTTCATGTCCTTGTAAGTCACTTAAATTTAATGCAGGAGGTGTTGTGCTATCTAATGATATATCATTATTATTAGGGTGTGCGTCTATTTGGTCTTCTAGTTGTGTTTCAAGATGAGTGTCAGGTTGTGAATTTATTCCAGATACCTCTTCATTTTGGGTATTTACTATACCTATGTTGGTTAGAGGCGGCAATCCTAAATGTACATTTTTTGCAATATCAAGAATAATTTGGTGTGCATTAAAATTGTTATTATAATACTCTATTGCTTGGTTAATTATATCTATTGTAACATTTAAATTGCTTAATTCATCTATTTGGTCTTGTAGAAACCCACTATCAAGCAAATGCTGCGATTCATCAGGTGAGAAACCTCCCTTCATATTTTTTTTACTTTTATTGGTTCTTCTTTTGGATTTACTATGCTTTTTAGATTTTGACATATATATATATAATCGATTATTTTTTTAAAAAATTCAAATGATTATTCATAATTAATAATTCATTTTTTGTTTTATTTATTTTATCTAAAATAAGTTCTTTATCATTTTTATCTTGAATAAGTTGAATGCAATTTTCTAATTCATATATGTGAATAGTTAGTCCTTCTATTTTTTCTTCCATTGCGTCATATATATCTTGTAGATGCATTATATCAACCGTTTTTAGATAACCTGGATAATTTAAGTAACATAAAATTCCTATTATATTATAGGTTTCACGTGAAATCTCCATTTTTAAATAATTATTTTATAATTATTTAAAATAAATTAAAGAATTATGTGTTGGGATGGTTTAAAACCCACCAGGGAAACGAACCAAATTAGCACCAATACCGAAGCCAGCACCTGAACGAGCAGTAACTCCCATAGAAGGAATATAAGTGTCTAAAATGCTAAATGTAGCGGCAGCGGTCAAAGCAATCAAAATAATTTCCTCAACGTTCAATGAACGTTTAGGAATAGCATAAGCGGCAATAGCAACCATTAAACCTTCAACAAGATACTTAATAATTCTCTTGACAAGTTCGCCAACGTTAATTAATCCGTTCATTATATTAAATAAAAAGAAAAAAATATATATTGCGATAAAAAACTTAAAATTAAATAATTAATTAAACTAAAATGGATCGTTCTAAAGATAAAAAATCCGGATTTGAGAGAAAAGTGGTAAATGGGAAAAAAAATGCTAAATATGTAGATTTATTGGAAGAAGATAAACCTATAGCAACTCAAAAGTTCGTATGCGTTTCTTTTGTTTCTCCTGAAAAAATCATAAAACAAAAGGAGGTTTTCTATTTTGAAGAATTCCTAAAGAAATGGGATTTTAATAAATCTATGGAAAAGTTTGTACAATTTTTAAATTTTGTTTCTTATAAATACAATATTTCATTTGAAGATGTATCAAATGATTTTAAGGAATTTGTTAAAGAAGAGAAAGAAACCCTTTCAAAAACTAACATGGATGATGATTTCAAAACATTTTTAGATAATAATGAGGAGGAACTAGAAAAGACATTTAATCGTGTTCACAATTTCCAAACTTCTACTAGAGGACTAAAAATTCGCGGTTCTTATCCATCAATGGAAGAAGCAGAATTAAGATGCAAAATGTTGAGAGAAATTGACCCAAATCACGACATTATGGTTGGACCTGTTGGTATGTGGATGCCTTGGGAACCTGAAGCTTATAAAACTGGAAGGGTCGAATATATGGAAGAGGAATTAAATCAATTAATGCACGAAAAAACCAAAAACGAATGCAGTGCTAAAACCGCATTTGACCAACGCATTAAGGAAACAAAACAAAAGGCGATTGAAGATAATATTAAAAAGGCAGAAAAATCGGGAAACACATTATCTCAAACTATTGATGAACAAGGCAATTTAATTGGCGTGAATAATTCTAATACGCAAGAGTTTGCATTGAAGGCGCAAGAAAATATATCTACCGCTGATATATGCAGTGAACTTTTTGAAGGTGAAAATATCGTTGTTGGAAAGACCGATAATGGGCAAAGTCAGCTTATTAGTGGTCCTTTTGCTAAAAATAATTAAGATATTTTTTATTATAATTTAAATGATTATTATTCATATTTATAATTATGAATAATGAGTATGAATATATAGGCTACGCAGGTGCGTTTTTTATTAGTATCAATTTAGTTCCACAAATTTTTCATATTTATAAAAATAAAAACGCGGATTCGATTTCAGTTACATCTATTATATTAGGAATTATTTCATCTATTTTGATGTTAACTTATGGGTTTTTTATATTTAAAATTCCAATCATTATTTCTAATGGTGCAATTTTTTTATTTTATTGTATAATATTATTTTTAAAATATTTATATAGTTTTTCAACTTTGAATAATATTAATATAAATTATTTACATATCTAAATATCTTAAAGCCTATAAATTAATTAAAAATATAAACTATGGAAGATTCTACTGTTTTTGCATTAGTAACAGATGCTGCTTATTTATACAAGGCTATTGTTACTATTAATGATATAAGAAAAACTGGAAATTGGAATGGTGATATTGTGTTAATCACAATTGATTTTCAATTAGATGAAAAATATATAAAAATGTATAATTTAATAGAAGCTACATTTCCATTGATTGATAAGTCGATTCTTTTAAAAAAGATAGGACAAAATGGATTTACTAATAGCGATAAAAGAGAAATAAATAAGTTAAACCAATGGGAAAAACTACATATCTTTGATGATTATTTTTTAAAATGGCAACGAGTCGTGTTTTTAGATGCTGGGTTGCGAGTCTTAGATGACGTGCAATTTTTATTAGAATTAGACTATAAAAATCACATTTTAGCTCCCAATGATGCGTCGCCAAATTTTAGACCAGACCAAATTTTTAAATATCAATTAAGTTGGGATAATCTAGATGTAATCGAATTAGTTAAGACTGATTTTGGTGATAAAATCTTTAACTCGCAACATATGTTAAATTGCATGTGGATTTATGATACGAATATTTTAAAAATATGCAATAAAGAACAACTAATTGAAGCTATGAATAAATATACATTGTGTAAAACAAATGAAATGGGAATTATGAATTTACTATTTCATTTTAAATACATTTTGTGGAGAGAATTCCCTTTAAAGAGTTCATCTGGTAAATACTTATTTGAATGGTGCGAATTAAATCATTCATTTCCTACTACTTGGAAAGATTATTGTTTTTTAAAATATCCTATTAGTATTCAATTAAATGAAATGCCCGCCAGTGTATGATTGTTTATAATATGACAGTTTATTTTGAATATAAGCATTTGTTACATTCGGTAAACTAAATACTCTATAGCAAAAAATACAATCTTCTTTTTCATTATATTCTGTTTCTTCTGGGAATTTTATCATCTCAAAAATACTTTTCTTAACGGTTACTTGCGAATGATGGATTTTGCTTTTTGAATCTTTCAGACCATTAAATTTATTGTGTGTTATACACCCTGACAAACTTTTTGTTAATGAATTCGTTGTTATGAAGACATTTTGTATTTTATTAAACATATGCATATTATGTTCACTCTCATCGTAAAAATTATGTAAAATAATATCACTATTTTTTTTTTTAATAACTTCTAACAAAATTTCAATTCTTTCAGGGTGCATTATATCATCTGCGTCAAAAAATGTTATATAATCCATATCTAATAACCTTGAAGCCGCAGCATTTCTATTTTGTGAAGCATTTTGTTTTTCTCCAGTAATAATTATTTCTAAAGAAAAACTATATTTTGTTTTCATTTCAAAAGAGTTAGTTGAAGAGCTACTTACTACCACTTTATTTGGTAAAATAGTTTGCGAATCTATTGAATCTAATAAAGTAAATAAATGATTAATATGACCACAATAACAAGGTATTGCTACACCAAGTTTCATTTAAATTAAATATAATAGTACTTCTTTAAATAATAAATAAAAAATTGATATCAAAAACAATTCATTATTTTATTAAATAAAATAAAAGATAATGAGCTTTCCTAAAAGATTAAAATATGAAATTACAAGTTTGCAACTAGATGAAGAATTAAAGAATTTAGCTGTAAAATTTATTAGAACAGAAAAAGGTGTTGAAAATGTCGGACATTTGGCAAAACTTAAAACATATGAAATTTATCATAAACCATTGGAACACTTTTTTAAAACAAAATACAATAGAAAACCTACACAAACAGATAATTTAGCATTTATATTATTATTATCTTATCCAGAGAGAATGATACTGCAATTTACTTCATTTAAAGACCTTAAACTGGCTTTCAATAATCCACGAGAAGAAAGTGATTTTGACTCTATTGGGTTTGAAATTGGAACACATGAAGAAGAAAACACTTGCATTTGCAATGAACCTATTAAAAATATTCATATTTTCAGAAATAAATTTTCAGGGATGACTTTTCAAATTGGGAGCGTTTGTAATGAACGTTATTGTCTCATAAGTAAACAAGACCCAAATTATAAATCTACTTGTAAAAAAATTAAAGAACATAAAGAAAAGGAAAAAGAACGAAATGAAAACTTACCTGAGGGATATTTTGAAAATGAAAGAAAACAAAAAAAAGAAAAAAAAATAGAAAACACTGAATTAAAGTTAATGAAAGAAGAAGACAAACATATGAAACGTATTGAAAAAGAAATTAAAACTGAACTAAAAGAATTAAACAAATCTGGTTTAGAATTCTATATACCAAAAAATTGTTACTTTTGTAAAAGATATGGAATATATAAATCTACAGATAAAATTGGGGTTTGTTCTACTTGTTCGCCAAGTAATCAAAAAAAAATAAAAATAAACATAAATTTTGAAATAAAAAAAGCATTTGAAGAATGTTTAAATTGCGATAAAATATTTGTTAATACAACTAAAGAGTCTAGTGAATTATGTCGCATTTGTAAAAAAATAGTTAAAATAAATAAGTGTAAAATGTGTAAATCGCAATTTATATTAGGTTTAAATAAAAATGACATGTGTTGCGATGTATGTGATGAAAATCTAATTAATTGTTTACATTGTAAGAGAGAAATATTGAAACAACAATCACAAAATTTAAGGTGTTATAAGTGTAATCATAATTATATAAATAAAATAGAAGTAAAGACTTGTGAATATTGTTATGATGAATTTGAAATTGGAGAGAAAGAAAAATGGAAGACTTGTTGCAGTGAATGTTATCTTGATAATAGAACATTACAAAAATGTGATTCATGTGATGATTATTTCACAAAAATGAAGAATGAAACCTGGAAGAAAGTTTGTAAATCGTGTTATTATAAAAATAAAAAATAAATTTTACATATGTGGTCTGTTTAGGTTTGCAATCTTTTTTTTGAAATTATATAATATATATTTCTACCATTTATTTGTTTTTTTTACGTTAATTTTAGGTCCTGCTCCGCGTTTTTTTGCATTAGCAGGGTCATATTTTTCATCATCATCATCATCATTCATTCCTTTTGATAATTCCCAGAATTCTTTTGAGCCTAATCTGAAATCCCCGTGGTTGTCGGCTTTATACCAAAAAACTTGGTCATGTAGTTTATTCGATTTAGAGTTGTTGTTAATTACTAAACACTCATAATTTTCAGTGCATTGGTCCATTACCTGACAAAAACTTTCAAATGTCGGAAACATTCCTGCATAATTTTCATAAATACGTTTTCTATTAGCAATATAGTTTTCTCTCAAAATAAAGACGTAGTCAATATTTGTTCTAAGTGTTGGAGGTATGCCTAGAGGATATTGCATTGTTATGACCAACATTACCTTCCAGTGTCTCCCGTTCATAAATAAAAGTCGCATCATTTTATCGCGAGTCCAAGTAGCATCATATAAGCAGTCATCTAAAATGACAAATGCACGTGGGTCAATTGTGCTGCGTTTATACGTTTCCATCTCTTTTTTAATTTGTTTTAGAACCGTGCGTTGTCTTTTTAATATATTTTCTATAATAGCAGTATTATATTCATTATGAACAAATAATTTCGGCACCATTTTGGCGTAAAATCCGTTGCCTTCTTCGGTCCCTGATATAACGGTTCCAATGGGAATTTCTTGCTGATAATATAACAAATCTCTTACTAAAAAAGATTTACCAGTATCTCTTTTTCCAATTAAAACTACAACAGGACCCTTATTTTCATTAGGCTTAAAACTTATGCTCTTCATATCGAATTTTTTTAGTTCTAAAGTCATTAATATAAGTTTTAGAAATTTTATTTTACTAGTTTTTACGCAGAATTAATAGTTTTATCAATATAAATAAGTTAAAAAGACATATAATTTATATATTAATTAGCTAATAATGATAAATGTGAATTATCAAAAGAGAAAAAACTCTGAACTTTTTAAAAGTTTAGAGAATCAAGAATCATTGTTTCTTTCTGAAACGCAAAATTATATACCAATATACACCAAATTTTTCTCTCTAAATGAGTCAAATTATAATAATATAAATTTAAACAATAGATGGTATATTGCCTCTATTAATGAACGAATGGAAGACAATGACCATTTATACCATTGCCGCATTAAAAATATAAATAATAATAAAGTTAAGGATAAAAAACTATTTTTTAAATTAGCCCCTTTATTAGACCCTTACAAATTTTTAGTAGGAAAATATAATATTAATGACACACGTTTTTTAACATTACCAAAAATTGATTCAGATGAAACGGTTACACACAATAAGTTTTTGGATGTAAACAACTCTGCTTATGTAGATGGTTTTTTTTTATTTTTAACTAGCAATTTAATACATCAACACAATTTTATTAATGGAGTTGATTATTATGGTTCTTTTTTGGCAATCAAGAATAATTTTAATATTAACGTTTTTGATGATATTGATTATTTAAATGGGTCTGAATTTTTTAATAAAAACAAAAATAAGTTATTTACTATAGACGATTACGAGCATTTATTCAATCATGAAGAAGGTAAATTAAAACCGATTACTATACAACATGATTTAAGTTCTACATCTAAAATGTCAATAAAATCTTTTGATGAACACGATTTTGATGATATTTTTGAAGATAATAATGCAATAGTAAGCTTAGACAATTTAAAAGATTTATCAATTGATTTGCTTGATATTACAAATTCAGACATTTTAAATAACTGCAATTCAAATGTAACTTTAAAATCAAATTCTACTTGTTCTTCTAGGTCATCGCATACTTGTCTAGATGATACAGAGTGCGGTAACGATGATTGCAATTGTAAAAATATGATTAATGAATGTAAAGAAAAAGATGATGAAGATGATGAAGATGATGAAGATGATGAAGATGATGAAGATGATGAAGATGATGAAGATGATGAAGATGATGATGAAGATGATGATGATGATGAAGACTATGACGACGAAATTATAAATGTAAATATACCAAAATTTCCAGTTCAGGTTATTTGCATGGAAAATTGCGAAAAAACATTTGACGAATTAATACTAACAAATGAATTATCAAAAGAAGAGTGGTATTCGGCTTTTATGCAAATTATTATGGTACTAATTACTTATCAAAAATCTTTTAATTTTACACATAATGACCTTCATACTAATAATGTAATGTATGTCCAAACAGATAAAAAATATTTGTGGTATTGTTATAAAAAACAATATTATAAAGTTCCCACTTTTGGACGAATATTTAAAATAATAGATTTTGGAAGAAGTATTTATAAGTTCAATGGAAATATATTTTGCAGCGACAGCTTCAGTATTGGAGGTGACGCATCAACCCAATACAATACAGAACCTTACTTTAATGAGAAAAAACCTAGATTAGAGCCGAATTTTAGTTTTGATTTATGCCGTTTAGCTTGTTCTATATATGATTATATTATAGATGAAAATGACGACATTAAAGATGTAATCAAACCCAAAGACCCAGTTAAAAAACTAATTATAGAATGGTGTTTAGATGATAAGGGAATAAATATGCTTTATAAAAAAAATGGAGATGATAGATATCCTGATTTTAAATTATATAAAATGATTGCGCGATGTGTTCACAAGCATACTCCTCATTCTCAGTTAGAACGCCCAGAATTTAAACAGTTTTTAAACACAAAAGGTGCGATGCCTAATGAACAAATTATAGACATTGATGCAATTCCCATTTATTTTTAGTTGACTAAGACAATTATTATTTTGTACTATATATAAATATTAATATCTATATATAATGGATTCTTTTGGGTTTATTATTACAAGACACGTTAATTCAGAAAAAACAAATAAGTATTGGAATCATTGTGTAAAATGTTTAAGAAGATTTTATCCTGAAAGAAAAATTGTTATTATAGATGACAATAGTGACTCCAACTTTTTAAAATCAGAATTTAATTATATAAATGTAGAAGTTATTCAATCCGAATTTAAAAAACGTGGAGAACTTTTGCCATATTATTACTTTTTGAAAAATAAGTTTTTTCAAAATGCAGTAATAATTCATGATAGTATTTTTTTTCATAAAAGGGTTATATTCGAAAAGTTTTTAGGTGAAAAAGTAATTCCATTGTGGTTTTTTTATCCAGATAAAGAAAATATTAATAATACATTAAGAATTACTAATAATTTGAAAAATTCTCATGGAATAATGCAAAAAATAAACGGTGATGCGAATGTTATTAGCATGCCTTATTCAAAATGGTACGGTTGCTTTGGCGGGCAATCATTTATCAACCATGATTTTTTAATTTTTTTAGAAGAAAAATATGCTATAACCAAGTTGATTTCAACGATTTTATGTAGAAATGATAGATGTTGTCTTGAAAGAGTGTTAGGTTGTTTATTTTTTACTGAAAATCCACAAATTTTGAATAAGAAATCCGTATTTGGCAATATAATGAAATATCAAAAATGGGGTTATAAGTTTGAAACTTATGAATCAGATTTAAAAAAAAGAAAGGTTCCTAGGGCTGTCGTTAAAGTTTGGACAGGTCGATAATTTTATTCTAATCTCATTATCGTATAATAATATTTTAAAATTGTCATTTTCATTCACTATTTCATCAAAATATATGGTATGATTTTTTTCACAGGCGGTTAATTTTTTTAAAGTTTCTGGAGGAAATATTAATAAATAATAGCACAACAGAATAATAAAAATATAACAATCAAACATTTTATATAGTTAACTCATACAAAATATTTAAGTCATTTTATTAAATGCATATACTAGTTTTTTACTCCTTTGATTTAGTTTCATGCCATAACAATCTTCTTTCTCGAGACCACAATTGCTTATTTCGTTCTTCATGATATAGTTTTCTTATTTTTTTTCTTTCATAATACAAATAATTCCAATAATTGTAGTTTTCACAAATATATGATTTCATATAATAAGTTAATATATTATATTTTAAATATAGTATATATTTATGGATATTTTTGTTATTAGTTTAGAAAAATCTAAAGAAAGACGTTGTGATTTTGATTACAATAATTCAAAATATATAAAATATAAATACTTTAATGCCATTGATGGAAAAACACTATCAGTTGATAAATTAGATGAACGTATTTTTAAAAAAAATTCAACAAATTACTCGAATGGTGCTATTGGGTGTGCATTATCACATTTACAATTATGGGACAAATGTATTGAAATAAATAAACCAATCATTATATTAGAGGATGATGCAGTTGTTAATAAAGATTTTAATAAACACATAAATAATTTATTGAATAATTTGCTTCCAAAAAAATGGGACATTGTACAATTAAATTACAATATGGATTCTATATTAAGTTATAATAATACAAATTATGAAACATGCTCGTGTGTATTTAATAAAACAAAGGTTACAAAAACAATAATTTCAAATTTTGTAAATTCTAAAATAAATACTACAATTGCAAAATTAAATTATTGTTTTGGTACTTCTGCATATCTAATACATCCAGATGGTGCTAAAATGCTTAAATCGGCTTGTTTCCCACTAGATAATAGAATTATAAATTTACCATTTTTAAATAATTTAACGTGTTTTACTATTGATTGCATGATGAATTCTGTTTATAAAGACATATCTGCATACGTATGTGTGGTACCATTTGTTATTACTCCGCATATAAGCGACGACTATAAAACAACTATTTCATAATAAAATACATATTTTTACCTATTATTATAAATATATATTATTATAAATATTATTATAAATATATATTTATAATAATAAGTTTGCTTTGGGTTGAAGTGATAAAATATGCACAATGCTTTAAAACCCTGGGTTATCTGTAAAAATAGGCGTAATATTTTGCGATGTTCCGGCTTTTTGTATCATTGGATTTAATTGTTCTAAAATAAAATGTGCAATTATAACACTAAAATAAACTAAAAGTGAATCTCTAATTAAAAGCTTTAATGGTTTATTTTCTTTTTCTACAAATCTCATTTCAATAAATTTAGAAATAAGAAACGTTATAGATATTATTCCTGCTACAATAAAAATATTATCCATTTAAAATACTAAATCAGAATCTTAAAGTTTTTTTTACGCAATTAATCTAAAATTTCAATTTCATCCATTAGTAAATCTGGCAACAAGTCAATTTTAGGTTCTTCTATTGCATGAACGTCTAATATATCTAAACTAAATGGCTGGTCAGAAATATTTAATTTTATATTACTACTATCATCATCATCGACCTCTATTTTTCGTTGACGATTTCGGATTTCACTTATTTCTTCTAAGCGGGATATATCTTTTGAAGCCTCTACATTCATAGTATTTCCATGACCTGTAGAAACGTAGTCAATATTATTAAAACTTAAACTTGGTTTTTGTTTTGAAATATTACTTTCTGTAAAGTTGTTAGCATTCATATTTTCTGCGATAAATGGCGTGTCTTCAATAATTTGTTCTTTTATTTCTTCAATAACATCTTCTTCTACGGTTTCATCCATATAAGCCTTTAATATTGCTTCTACAGGAATGCTTTCCCTCAAAGTATTTAGAATTCCCTCACGAACAATAATTTCCAATTCTCTATAATGCTTTTGAATCTGCAAAGGCGGAATGTTCGTTTCAAACAAATACACATTTTTATAAATAATTCTAGCTACATTTATGTATGTTTTATGAATAAAATCATCTAATTTAGGAATATTTATATCAATTTTTTTTTGTTTTTGCCCTACGCGCATAGAAGTTAATATTTTTAGTTGAACAATATGAACGCACGTAACAAGTTCTTCTAAATAAGTGCAACCAGATTTTTCGCAAATTCTTTTTCTTTCTGTTTCGATAATTGTGGCGTTCCATTTTGGTATTCTTGAAATAAAATTTTGAAAAGTCATTAAATATTTATCCATTTCTCCATTTTCTTTGCAAAGCTTAACTGCCTCGTCCAAAATGGATTTATACCCATCAATTATTAATGGTGTTAAAATTGATATGAGTCTTGATGACCATTCATTTCGCGATTCATGAAGAGAACTAACGTTAAAATCATCCATTTACATAAAACTTATATTTTCTAAAGATACTTCTGAACTCAAAAAAACAAAATTTAATATAAATAATATTAACAATTTTTCATTTCTAAATTCCTTTCTTACTCTATTAAAACAAATAAGCAATTCAAATCTTCTTTCTATTGAAATTATATTTTCTAAAAATTTAGTATTTTCCAGCAAAGTCAGAATGTCTAAAGCGCAATAGGATTTTTCATAAAGCTTTGCGCAAAAAGACATTACATCTTCTAAAGATGTTTTATTATTTATAGATTTATTAAGCTCTTTTTTAAGCCAATCCAGACGTTGATTTTTTATGTCTTTTGTTTTAAAAAGCTCATTTAAATTATGCTGGTACAAATTAATAATATTTCCGTTTATTACTGGTTCAGGAACATAAATTTCGCAGAAACGCGACAATATCGGTTTCATTAAATTATATTTGTCTTCGGCTATAATAAAAAAACGTGTGTTATGACTAAAAAGTTCAATGCATCTACGCAACGCAGACTGTGCATCTAATGTTAATTTATCCGCATTCAGTAATATGACACTTTTAAATATGTTCCCTCCATTTGAATTTATGTGGGTCTTTGCAAAAAATTTTAATTCTTCCCTAATAAACTTTATTCCTTTTCCATGAGAGCAATTTACATACATAACAAATGATTTTATTTTCTCTCTATCACTCTCATAAATCTTATGGATAAATTCGTGTACAATAGTTCTTTTACCACTTCCAGTTGGACCATGAAAAATGATATTTGGTATTTTATGTATAGACTGAAAGTAGTCCAGTTTTTCTTTTATATTTTCATGAATGTTTAATAACATTTAGATGTTAGTATATTTAAAAAAGTGTTTTTATATTTTAATAGAACGTAATTAAATTATAATATAAAATATAGTTTTCCATTTTTTTGGGTTGTTTTATTTATTTCTGTTTCTTGTGTATCAATCATTTATACAATTATATTAGATTTTTTAAAAATATATTTGCATAACGCTTTGTAAAACAAATCATAAGATAAATTTGCTGCCAAATTTTCTTTTGATATAGTAACTGAACAACCCCCCGTTTTTATGTTTGATACATCAAATTGGTTTATTTTAAAGTCAAGTGCTTTATGTATTATTTGTTCAACAACATCTTCTCTCTCCGGTTTTACGTGCAAATGCAAAGAAATCCTATTTGGAGACAATCCAAAATAAAGTATTGTTTCAATTATATATTCAAAATCTTCTACTGTAATAGTTCCACAAGTGTCAGACAAACAAATATTATCTACATTCATTTTACTTAATATAAGAATTCTATTTACTATAAAGTCATTGTCTATTTTACCTTCAATTGGACACTCATTAATGCAAGAAACATATAATTTAACTATTGGGGGTTGTAGACCATCTGTTTTATTATGAACCAATTTCAACATTTCCGAAGTTTCTTGGTCTGCCTTTTTTAAATTCATTTTGGTATTCTTTACTTGAAAACTATTGGAAATAGAGGTTATAAATGAAAAACACTTAACATCTAAATTGTCTATTATTGTGTTCAGTTTTTCTTTGTTGGGTATAAGTATAAAATTGTTTATTTTTTCATTTTGGTTTTCATTTTGATATTTTTTTGCGAATTCTAAAATGTGCAATGTATCTTTAAATATTGGCAACACCTTTTCGGATACAATAGAACCTATTTCAACATTTTTAACTTCGTAATTTGTAATAACGTCTTTATAAATTTCCATTTTTTTATTTGTACTAAATTCTTTTTGTTCCTCTTTTGATAGAGCTTGCAACCCATCTCTTAAAGTAACATCAAAGAGAAGAGGTTTACCCATTTTATTATAGTACTCGTTAATTTTTGGATTTGATAAAGAACGGGTTATAAAACATGTTGCACATTTCGGATACATATTTTTTGCTAACATTTTTAATTATTAAATTTAAAATATTACCTTTAAGTTTATTACATAATTTATTAACATATTTACACAGATGTAGTTAAAGAATGCGTATATGGATTCGCTTTAAATGCATTTAAAATATCAGGTTGTATGCGGTCACACATTTGGCATTCATTATAATATTGAGGCGCCCGAATAGCACCATACGTTTGCGCAGAAGGAGGCATTGCTGTAAAAGTCGCACTTGCGGGATTAACTCTTCCATCATATCTATTGCAATCTTGTTTCCAACAATTTACATTCATTTCTTGATTAAATATTTGCATACCACCTTGATTTGGTCTATTAGCAATTGTAGAAGACTTTATATCATTGTTGTGTTGCATGTAGGCAGCCTCATAACTCATATCGCCGTATCCAGTAGAAGCACCACCAGCAGCAGTAAAATATTCGCAAGCGGTGGTATCTCTTTGTGTTAAGTCTGGCGAAGAATAATTGTTAACATAAATACCTTCTTTTTGATTATTAATATTAAAGTTTGGCGAATAAAGAGTAGTCTCCTTAACTGTAGTAGGTGTTGCATCTTGTGGATTGTATACATAACCCTTAGGAAACACTGGTGCAGCCTCTCCATAAATGCGAACATTATTTATAGTTTCGTCCTTACGGGTTGGTTTTAAAATGTCTAATAATGGTGCTATAACGGCACCAATTGCACCACTAAATCCGCTTCTAATTGTTTCGGGTTGTTTTACGGTAGACCTTTGATTTTCATAATTTGTATGGCTACGTAAAAAATTGTCTTTATCATTATGTGGGCCATGACCAGCTGCTCTTGAATGACCTATTCCTCCGGACAAAACTTCTTTACGTTTAGAAGGTTCAAAATTTTCAGGTGCAGTGCCAGCCTTAATGTCGGATGGTCCAGCCGGTCCAGCATAATCAGTAAGAACATCATTTCGTCGAACAATTCCCATTTCTTGAAGTGGTCTTAAGGTTTCGCCCTTTTCGGCACCAGTGGTAGTTAACCATCGGTCTTGACCATTTATAAAAAATGTATCTGGTCTTTGTTTTTCAACACGTCCTATCATCTGCACAGTGGCAGAATTCTTTATAACAGAATTTGCAGGCCCTTCGTGGTTCGCAAGTTCATATTCTAATTTTGGATTAGTTGATACTCTTAATTGGTCGACAGTATATGGCAACCATTTGTCACGAGCTTCCATACCAGAATTGTAACCACCCGTACCATTTATTGCGTAACCTTTATCTAACCCAGGACCCACCATCACAGTGTCAAATGGTTTCACATTATTATTTTTCATAGCTGGATTTACACGAGATTGATAAAAATCACTTTGATTTGGCATACCATAAGCCCATTGCATATTTTGTTCTGGTTTAAATAATGGTGCCTGCTCAATCTTTTTAATTACTTGAGAACCTGCACCAATCATATTATCTAAAATAGACTCTGACGTATTTGCGTGGTATGTGTTTCCTTTTACTTTTCCACCATTGAAAGGAACCATATTATTATGTTTAAATTGAGCTGAATCCAAATAATTACCTGTTAAAGAATATATTTCTTGAATATTTTTTCCAACATCTATATTATTTCCTACTTTTTTTTGATATTCATTTTGATTAAAGTATTTGTCTGTTGCTACATTTGGATTAGAATATTCCTGCACTGTATCTACTAATTGATTTATATTTGATACTGGAAAATTTTGTGGAGGAATATTTGTATTTGGCAAATAATTCGGTTTTGCACCCATATTTGTAAAATTTTCTTGATTCATTTTTCGTGATTGAAAGTTTTTATTTTGATTATTGCATTCTCTTGACGGTTTTTGATTTGATACTACATACATGCCGCCCAATGCTATTAAAGGTATCGCTAATTCCATATTTATATATATAGAGTATTATATTTTATTGATATAATAATCTAAATAATTTTTAACAGCTTCATTATTTCATTTATTTATCTATGCTGTTTTTGCAGAAGCACAAGAATTTGTTTGCTGACAAGTAGTTGGTCCCGCTACATATCCACCTCTAACTAAATTATAACTGCTTGGCAAGTAGTTTTTAGTTTCATTAACAACACAATCCCTCTTCGGTGTAAAATAGTCTTTTTCTAAAATTCTCGTGCTTAAATTATTTTGAAATGGCAAACAGGTATTTTCTTGGGGATTCAATGGCGGATAATACCAGTCTACTTGTTCGAGGTCTCTATACCACCAAGCAGGATTGGTAGCTCTAGATTGGTCGGTAAACAGATTATTACATGTAGGGTATTCTATTGCCTGATTCGGAACGTTATAGTTTTGGAAATTATCTTTTCCTAAACAATCTCGTCCTAATGGCTTATTTACACCCCTTAAATCGCTTTCTAAATTTATTGTATTTGTTCTTAAATTTGCTCCCCACTTTTGTATAATAATTTGAGGGTCTTCGATATAACAAGGATTTGACCCGTTGCCTGGAACATTTAATATCCATCTACCTGGGTCTGTCGATTGTTGTAAACTTTTTTTTGTTCTACAAGGGTCATATTTAAATCTAGTGCAGGCCATTTTATATATTTATATAATATATTTTTATTACACATTTACACCCTTGAAGATTAAAATAAATTATAATTTAAACACTAGTTTTTAGTTATTGCAATGAAGACAATTTTTGAGGAAACTTCACAAACTATGCCAACATTATGTTTAAATATGATAGTTAAAAATGAAAGCAAAATTATAACCAGGTTGTTGGACTCTGTATTGCCTATTATTGATTGCTACTGTATTTGCGATACGGGGTCTACAGATGATACAGTTAAAATAATAAAGGAATACTTTTATGACAAAGGTATTGATGGTAAAGTGGTAACAGAACCTTTTAAGAATTTTTGTCATAATAGGAATTTTGCTTTGCAATCTTGTTTAGGTATGTCTGATTATGTGTTATTGCTTGATGCGGATATGGTTCTTAAAATTACAAATTTCGCAAAAATTATGTTACATAATGCAGATAGTTTTCATATTCTTCAAGGCAATGATTCTTTTTATTATCAAAATATGAGAATTGTAAAAAATAATGGGTTATACACTTATTCTGGTGTTACACACGAATTCATTAATACTCCTTCAAATAGTTCCGTTCTTTCGTTTGACAAAAAAGATTTGTTTATTTTAGATTTAGGTGATGGAGGGTCGAAGCAGAACAAGTTTGAAAGAGATGTCGCATTGCTTTTGACCGGACTAAAAGAAAAGCCTGATAATGATAGGTACCATTTTTACTTAGCAAATAGCTATCACGATTCTGGGCATTTTAACGATGCTATAGAATTTTATAAAAAACGCATTGAACTAGGCGGTTGGCAAGAGGAAATATGGTATAGTTATTATAGAATAGGGTTGTGTTATAAAAATATGGGTAAGATGTCTGATGCCATCTGTGCTTGGATGGAAGGATATAACTATTATTCAGAACGGTTAGAAGGATTATATGAAATTATTAAACACTATAGAGATATATCTAAGCACAAATTATGCGTGATATTTTATAACATTGCAAAAGAATTTTTAAATAAAAAAATCAAACGAGATAATTATTTATTTTTGCATAATGACGTATATACGTATCAATTATATTATGAGTATACCATTTTCTCATCCTATTTAGGTGTTAAAAATATAAATGATGAAGTGATTCAAGTTTTAAATAACTCAAACGACAGTGCCGTAAACAATAATTTGTTGCAAAATATGAAATTCTATAAAGATATATTGAATCAAAAAAGTAGAATAATTATTGACAGTGAAATAATAACAAACATGAATAATGAAAACATTGCATTTAATTCGTCTTCTAGTTGTTTAATTCCTAATGCAACCAATGACGGCTACAGAATGAATGTCAGATTTGTAAATTATTATATTAATCAAGAAGGCGGTTACTTAAATTGCGACAAACATATTATAACTGTTAATAAATATTTTGAATTAAATAAAGATTTTACTATTACAAATCAAGAATTGTTTGAATTCAATTTTAGAGATAAAAGATACATAGGTGTTGAAGATATACGCATTTTTCATGATGTTGAAACAAATAAATTATTATTTATAGGCACTGGACTTCACGAAAATAATAATCTTGGCATTGTTACTGGCAATTACGATATAGACAGTTTTTGCTTAAAAGAATATGAGGTTGTTCCAGATTTTTCTAATTCTACTTGCGAAAAAAATTGGGTATTTGTAGATTATAATAATTCTACCCACATTATTTACAATTGGCAACCCTTGCAAATTTGTAAAATAAAGAATGATACTGCAGTGTTATCTTTAATAGAAACTAGAAAAATGCCTAATATATTTACGCGAATCAGAGGTTCTACATGTGGATTTAAATATTCTAGAGCGGTTGATGTAGATATGGTAGAACATGAAATATGGTTTGTTACTCATATGGTTTCTTATGAAACTCCGCGTCACTATTATCATGTTATAGTAGTGTTTGATTCAAATATGAACTTATTGCGTTATTCAGCTCCCTTTAAATTTGAAGGGGAACCAATTGAATATTGTCTTAGTATTGTTGTAGAAGATGAACAAGTCATTATGAATTATAGCAGTTGGGATAGAACTACAAGAATAAGTCTTTACGATAAAAAATATATAGATTCAATCGTAAAGTATAATTAAAAATCATTTTTTATACAAAAACCCCAAAACAGTAATAGAATTAGTAATAAATTAATAGTTAGTGATTAAGGTTTCATTGTGGTCACACTTATAAATATCAAATAGTTCTTTATGCTTCATATAAATTAAATACCAGATGTTTACTTCCCACATAATTGTATTTTTTGAATTCATAATATCAATGCATTTTTCTTTCATTAAATCGGCGAATTTAATTAAAGATTGTTTATTTCCACCGAATACTCCTCCTGCAAAATACCAAGCAATATCTTTATAAATATCAATATTGTATTTATAATTGAAATCCCAAATACCGCCAATTCTTACATTTTTATAAGCTTTATACTTCAAATTATTTATTTTTTCAATAAATGCTTCATTTGAGCAACCATTACTAAATATATGTTTTATCCCAAAATCTACCCAAATAAAATTATCTGTTTTAAAATAATTCAACTCAATAGCTTTTTTTATCCATTCTGTTTTATTACACATTGTAAACATAAATTCAGGCGTATCTTTTGTATAATCTGTTGAGTTCAGTTGAAAATTTGATAATTTACACGCATGTTTATATAAATATGTGTCTTTTTTATTTATTTTAATTAGTATTGTATTTGTTTTATCGTATTCATTACCAATCAAATTAAACATTAGTTCATCAACAAAAATTACTTTCGGAACGAGAGATTGCAATAAAAGTTTTCCATAATTATAATATCGAAACAATGAATTATTATATCTATTATTCACATTACTTACAAAAGCGGAAACAATTGTATTCATTTGTTGGTTAATTAAATTATACATATATTTTTTAAATATATTTTTTAAATATATTTTTTAAATATATATTTTAAATATATTTATATGGACCACTGCCTTTTATAGTAACATTTTCTTTATTTGGTTCGACATCAATATCATATCGTTTGCCATATACAACCCAATAAAATTTTGAATTTTCACCATAAACCATAAATTTATTATTTTCTAGTTCGCTTGAATTTAATGTTACTATTTTATTACCGTAAATGGGGGTAATTTGAATAGTAAATTCACACGCAAGTTCATTTACATAATATGGCAACTCAATTTCCGTAAATTCATTATTGGTAATTTCACCTTTACCTCTATAATATACACCCGCTTCTGGTCCTTCTAAACAAACATGAACTAAATATTTGTTTGTATCAAGAGGGTGGTCGATTATAAACGATTTACTACCTTCTGGTCCAGTTGGACCTCTACAACTTCTTCCGGTTGGCCCTGTTGGACCGTTATCACCTGTATTACCCTGCGGACCTATGCCTGCTGGACCTGCTGGACCTTGTGGACCTGCTGGACCTAAAGTATTTAAATTGCAACAACGCTGAGAGCCTAAATATTGACTATAGTTTGCATAATTTCTTGACATTTATATATTAAATTAAAATAATAAAATTTAATATCTAATATAAATTTATTTCAATAGTTCTAGTAATCTCTCTTTGTCTACATTATTGTAATCAAATAGGTATTCATTACACCATTCAGTATTCTCATTTGTAGGCGATACATATAGCTTTTGTTTTTTACAGTCTTTTCCAATATGTCCATTTACGATTAAAGCTTCTTCTGGTATAACATAAAATTTGCAATTCTTACAATTTAACCAATATAAATCATTGTCACCTTCTTCATAACATTTATTAGTGCACTTACCATTGACTCTGCAACTATATTTAGTTAAATTAAACATATATGAATTAATGTTATTTTTACAAATAGTTCCTACTTTTTCTTGAACTTTTTTCTCTCCAATCGTAAAATCGTATACGAGTCCTTCCATACCATTATTTTTAAATTTTATAAAATTTATTTTAATTTCTCTTATTTCTCGATATTTTTGTTCTTGTTGGTGCGTTATACTTGTTGGTGAATCTAAAATATTGAACTCAAACTTATTAATTAACGTATAATAATAGTTTAATTTCTCAATCAAATTTTCTTTACTTACTTCATATTTGTTATACTTTGATTTTTGTGCTACTCCAATTGTTTTTAACCCTTTTACTTCTTCATAAGGAATTAACCACATTTTTTTATCTTCATCGCAAATACATAATAATAAACAATTGTCATATTTTCCCTTATTTAATCTAAAATAATATTGGTCTCTTTCTGTTTTTTTATTAGTAGTTTTTACTTGAATACCTAACCACAAATCTTCGATTTCTTCATAACTTTTAATAGCAATGTCCGATTTACAACCATCAAATGGTTTAATAATTGTGAAAAAATCGCTTATTAACTCTTTAATATAATTAATACACTTTAATTCTTGTTTCAATGCTGATAATTTATTATCATTTGAATATAATTCTTTTAATTTACAACTAACATTTTTATTAACACATTTTGGGCAATTTATTCCCTGATTTAATGTAGTAAAATTTTTATAACTTACGTTATTCTCGTGTCCACAAGAAGCATTATATTTAATTTTACAATTGTTATTCTTATAAATTTCATTAAATTCTTCTTTGGTCATTGTTACGTGGCAATTTTTATCTGCGAATTTTTTAACAACATCTTCATATGTGGGAATTTCTAAAGCACAATTTCTACACTTTATTCCAACACCATTTATAAATTCTTTAAAAACACCGCAATTATTATGTCCACAAGAAGCTATATATTCTAATTTACCCAATTGATTTTCATATTTTTCGCTAATCAACGTGCAGTTTTTTTGTAAAAATGTATCTTGAACTTGCTTCAAAGTATATTTAATAGGCATATATAAGATATGCCTAACTCTTTATATTGTTTTATTCTAATATTATATTAGGGAGTCACAAAATATGTTTATAAATTTATTTATTTATTTATATCATAATTAGTGCCGATAAAATTTTTTATTTTAAATTTATGATGAGGGTAACTGTGAAAGGCAGAGTTTTATCTCCCCAAGACTAGCAACATTATACTTCACAACAAGAGGCAAATCATTTTCCAAATATAATTCAATTTGTTGACACAAGTTTGTGCATTTAATAAAATAACTCAAGTTCTTTAGAGAGAATTCGCCTTGAATAATTTTGCAGGATTCTTGCTTCAAAATGAATCCCATACTGCCGTCTGATTCGGCACGATGAATTTCCGCCGATGCAAATTGTCCAGAGCATTTAAAGATAAGTTCATTACCAACGGACTTAATTTCGAGCTTATCTGAAATACACGATAAATCGCGAATAATTTTTTGGAAATCAGCCGACGGCAAATTAATAATAGAAGAAAACTTTACATCTGGATACTGCAGTTCTTCTGGCTCTGGTTCAATCAACCTCAACTTTTGCGTCTTACATTGCTTAATCTCTCCGTTTTCAAACTTCAATGCCAAATGAGAAACTATACCATCGATATAATCGGAATTTTCAATATAAATAGTTAATGTATCGTCATTATCAATAGAATTAATTAACTTAAAAAGATGAAACATATTCACACCAATAATTATTTTCTCTTTTTTACATTCGTAGAACTCAAAGTTTTGTGCAGCCAAATAAAGATGAGCTAAAATAGTATGAGACTTGTCCATATTAATAATACGAATGCCATCCGGTTCAAAGGTTATGTTTGTCTCTAAAAGAATATCTTTTAACGCTGTCATTAAAGTTCTAAAAGGTGCAATTTGAACTGTCTTAATAGTTAAAACATTACCATCTGTTTGCGTTAATACTTGATTTTTATTTGAAAATGCGTTCATTATACTTGATTTTATTTTTAAACCTTTAAATACTTATGAATTTAAATATTTAACGCGTTTCTTATTTTTATTTTCTTATAAAGAGGAGTATATTATTTTTGTTATACTTGTGTTTTTTTGATAAGGCGATTCTATCTTAACGCCTTTGAACTAGGTTTACAACCTTTTTTTAATATATTGTAGTCTACTTTTGCAGCCTTACCTTTTGTTATTGCACTTGCTAATCGTGCAACACCCCATGATTTTGCCGTTTGATTCGGTCTAGACCCTGACGAAAAATAAGCACCCATGCCTTTATTAATAATTTTTGCTAAAGCTTTTTTAGAACATTTTGTTGCCTTTGCAAGCTCATTTGTTGCCCCAATTTTATCTACATTATACATTTGTTGAGCTTTCGCTATATGACTCGATTTTTTTGATGTAAATGATTTTACTCTTTTTCTTGTGTAATAAATTCCTTTCTTATAAAGTCTTCTAGATTTCAATAACATATTTTTTTGGGTTCGCTTATCTTTTTTTGTAAGATTTTTTGGCAAGTATCGCGCATTTATTTTCATATTTAATATATTAAATATAAAAACTTAATAAAAATATAATATTATAAATATAGAATGTCTAATAACGAACAAATACAAACTATTTGTATTGATAAATTGAATGAGCTTTTTAAAAAGTATGAAAATGACAAATACATGATACGACGTATAAACAACCATATTGTTAATTATTTGCCAAATACACTTAATAACGAGTTAAAAAATTATGAAAAACGTCTAATAAGGAATACTTTTCTTACAAATGAACAGCAAATTTTTATTCAAATATTTTTAAGTAAAAACCAATATTTTTATTTACCTAATAACAACTTTTTTTACGAATATAATGGTAAAAATTATTTCATTATTAAAGAAGACGACGTTATTCATAAGCTTCTCTCTAGTATATCTAAAGACAGAATCCTTATGCAATGGAAATATAAAACAAAAATTAATATTATAAAACAAATCCGAGAGAGAAACCTATTTTGTTCTATACCTGAAACAGACACTATACAAAATGTTCTAAATGTGTTATACCCTTCTGTCTTTTCCTCTAAAAATTCGGCAAAATATTTTTTAACAATTATTGGTGATAATATATTTAAAAAAAATTCTCATCTAATATTTCTCATTAATCACCAAATGAAAAAATTATTAATTGAACTTGACAGTATTGCTCTGGATTCTATTGGTTACAATAATACCACTTGTAATTTTATGACAAAATATCATGAAAATCATTCGTACGAAAACTGTAGACTTATTAAAATGAATGAAAACTTTTCTAACAATATTTGGAGAGATATATTAAAAAAGATTGGATTAGACTTACTTTGTTTGGCAGCACATTATTCTAAACGTTATGAAAACTCGGATAAATTTATTGATTATAACTCGGATGAAGAACTGAAAAACTACGCATATTATCTGAAGTCTTCGAATGCAACAGCAGTTGTAAATGAGTTTCGCACTAAATACATTGTTGATACCAATAAAAATAATAAAATGGAGTGGAAAAATATACATTTTGTTTGGAAACAATTTCTCTCTAAGTTTAATCTTCCGAATGTTATTTATTCAAATACACTTAAAAATATTATTAAGGATTTGTATGATTATGATGAAGAAACTGACACCTTTATTGGAATAACTAGTAAGTATTTGCCTGTTCATATTGATTTTATTAAATTTTGGGAAAATACAATAATAACTTACCCTTCAGACGAAGAAGAGATTTTTGATAATGAACTGGAAATAGATGAGTTGTCTTCGCTTTTTAAACTATGGGCTAAACAAACCAATGAACAACTTATGACGAATGGAAATATTAGCGAAGAGAATATATTAAAAATTTTAAAACATTTTTTCCCTACTGTTGAAATTATTGAAGATAAATTTGTTATAAATGTTTCGTGTACTTTGTGGGATAAAATGAATGATATTCAAACCTCGTTTGATTTTATGAAAGAACAGGTTAAAAGCAATGAAAATGCTACATTGATTTCTTTTGATGAAGCTTATAATTATTATTATAAATATTGTATATTGCATACATTAAAAACGGTTGTAAGCAAGCGGTATTTTGAAAAATATTTATATTATAAAATTTCGGATTATATTGTTTATGAAAAATTTATTGAAACTAGTTGGGTTTATAATTAATATATTAAATTCTATAAAAGATATTAATTTACAATAGTGTATATTTATGATTGATAAATTGTTTTTTGCTGGGAGTTTCGGTTAAAACTCCATTAGCCCATACACCAAATCTCTTGTCATCGTTTCCATTATTTTCTAAAGTAAAATGGTAATAAATATATACATTGTTATTTTCTAATTTAATAAATTCTTTTGATACTGCAGATAGCAACAAATATTTATCATCAATAATTGGTGTTTGTCCACCAAACTTTACTTCATTTTCTTGTTTATATTCTTCCAAGCAAGAAACTAATATTGCATGACCACCAGTAACAATTAAATCATCTAATAATCCATTTTTTTGTGTTTTTACCATTTTATACATACATGAATGCCATACATCAGGTTTGTTTATCATATTATTTTTACCAATTAAATCTATTTTTTTGTATCCGTGTTTGTAAGTCTTAACTAAATATCCTTTTATTAAATTTTCAATAGGAATATATTCTTCTTCAAAATTTTTGTTTAGACATAGAATTTTAGTTCCTTTGTTGAAACAAGACGGGTTCGTGGTAAAATTAGAAAGAATGACAACTCCAGAACCGCCATCAAAATCACCATTAGAAGTATTATTACCCCCTCCTCCTCCTCCGCCACCACCAGTATTAGCCATACCATAAGTAATACCACCTCCGGCACCTCGACCACCACCACCTTGACCACCTGGACCACCTCCATAATCACCCCCTCCACCTCCTCCGCCATAAATATTATTAAAACCGTTTCCTCCAGATGCCCCGCCTGGATTTGCAGGACTTCCACCACTTCCACCTGCACCACCACCAAAACTGCCATTGGCAGCACTTAGAGTGCCATTTCCACCATTTACACCACCTGGTATAGATGTATTATTATTACCAATGCCTCCATTACCAAAACTACCACCTCCTGCGCCACCAATATAAAAATCACCAGCATAACCACCTTGTGCAGTGATTGTATCTAAACTAGAATTCAACCCATTTGTACCGTATTCGTTAGTACTGTTCATAGTTCCTCCTGTGCCACCACTACCAACCACAATAGTATAACTAGTACTGCCTATTGCACTAATAGTTCCAAAACGCGTTTCACCTCCACCTCCGCCACTATTGGAATAGGACCCGCCGCCACCACCTCCAACAACTATATAATTCACATTAATATCAAAAAGTGGAGATAAAGTGTATGTGTCTGCTATTGTAAAACTTAGTGTATCAGTTGACACATTATACGTCCAGCCAGTTTGAGGGGTGATACTTCCATACGGAAAACTCATTATATATTATACTTTTAAAATAATATATACAGCATTTTTCATCGTGAATATTTTATTTAGTTTGCATTTCCAGCAGCAAATTGAACGGCGTTTCCACTTGTTGTTTTAATTCCACTAATAGAAGAGGGACTTAAAGACGACATCATTCCGCCTCTCATTTTGCGGCTTTTCTTTCCTTTGCTACCTTTTTTAATAAAACCAAAGTGTCCTTTTTTTGTTAAATATCCAGCCTTAACGAGACGGTTATTTTTCTTAGCACTAACATGCTTAGACTTGGAAACAATACGACCAGATTTGTTCTTCATTAAATGCGAATGAGTTAATCCACCTGATGTCTTGTAAGCAGTTCCATGCCACACTTGTGCACGAGTACCAATCAATGAATCGTACGATTTGCCAGATACAGCGTATTTGCCAGTTGAAGTTCTAGAAAACTTTGTCATTATACAAATTAATGAGAAAATAAATAATTTCTAAATGGAATAAAACGCGTTTAAAATTTATTTAGTGGAGGCATTCCACTCCCTCCTGGCATTCCTTCATATCTACCTAAATAATTTAATTGTAAAGGTTGCCCTAAATAAAAGTTACCATATTGAGACTTCCCGCCTTTGCTATAATTAATGATTTGTGATATCCGTGCATTATAACTAACATTTACTGACGGAGAATCTGAACCGGGAATATTTTTAACATAGTTATTATTAATACATGAACAAGGTATTGTAGCCTGTGGAAACCTTGCATTATATTCTGCTACATAAGTTATCATTCTTGTTGACTTAGAACTGCTTCCTGGTATAAACTGCGTTTGCGACTGCATATTTAATATCAAATGCGATTTTAATTTCTTCATTTATTTAAGACAAACGTTTATAGTTTTGATAAATTATGTTAAATAAATACTTAAAGATAATGCGTACTTATTATTTATAAATGCTTATTTACATTGGTCTCTTTGCTTTAATGTTTTCTACTGTTGCCAGTTTTAGTTCTATAGGTGTTACTAAACCTATTGGTTATTTTGACCCGCTTGGCTTTGCTAAGGATAAGTCACAGTGTGAGTTAGTTAAGCTTCGTGAAGCAGAATTGAAGCACGGTAGATGGGGAATGGTATGCGCTCTTGCAGTTCCAGTAACAGAGTTAGTCACTCACAAACAGGCTATTCATGTGTTAGATGATGCGGATGTAATTTCTGTATCTGTTTTTGCTACATTAGTGGCTGCTGGTGAATTTCGCTCTATTTTGTTGGGATGGGAAAATCCATATACGAATGCCTCAAACTATTTTGTAATGAAGAAAGACTATCAACCAGGAGACCTTGGTTTTTCACTACCGCTTACATTTTTAGACAAGGACGAAACTTTTATGTTGAATGCCGAAGTAAATAATGGAAGACTTGCAATGATTGGCTCGTTAGGAATGATATCACAAGAGTTGGTTTCAAACCATCCTATTTTTTAATGCAAATAATATATGTATCAATAATAATCTACAAATAATTTTCATTTTATAATAAAATTGAAATTATTTAAAGGTATAAATACAAATTATACTAATACCTGAAAAATGAACGCTACTGAAGTACATCTCGCTAACAAATATCAACAAAAAACTGATAAACAGCATATCTTGGACAATCCAGATACGTATATTGGTTCTGTTGAAGAAGTAGAATCGGATTTATGGATTCTTTCTGAGGATGGAGAGAAAATTATCGAAAAAAATATTAAATACATACCTGGTTTATTCAAGCTATTTGATGAAGGTATTGTGAATTGTCGTGACCATGTTGTACGCATGCAACAGGCTGTTTTAAATAAACAAGACAATTGTTTGCCTGTTTCTAATATTGAAATTACAATTGAAGAAGATGGAACTATCACTATGTTAAATGATGGCAACGGCATTGATGTAGCTGAACATCCTGAAAATAAAATATGGATTCCAGAAATGATTTTTGGTCATTTAAGAACTTCTACAAATTACGATAAAACAGAGAAAAAAATTGTAGGGGGAAAGAATGGGTTTGGTTTCAAACTAGTTCTGATTTGGTCTACTTATGGGTCTGTTGAAACAGTCGACCATATTAGAGGGTTAAAATATTACCAAGAGTTTAAAAACAACTTGGACGATATTAGCAAACCAAAGATTACCAAATGCAAGACAAAACCATATACAAAGATTACTTTTAAGCCCGACTATGCGCGTCTAGGAATTAGTGGTTTAACCGCTGATATGGTTGCTCTATTGAAAAAGAGAACCTATGACGTTGCTGCTATTACAGACAAGGGTTTGAAAGTCAAATACAATAGTCAAATGGTTCCTATAAAAAATTTTGAACAATATATTAACATGTATATTGGCGATAAAACAGTTAGTCTTCGCGTTTATGAAGACAATGGTGAACGCTGGGAATATGCGGTTGCATTAACGCCTACGAATGAATTTTCACAGATTTCGTTTGTAAATGGCATACATACTTCTAAGGGTGGGAAGCATGTTGAATATATTTTGAACCAAATAACCCGCAAATTATGTGAGTTTATCGAGAAAAAAAAGAAGGTAAAGGTGAACCCAAATAGCATTAAAGAACAATTGATTTTGTTCTTGCGATGTGACATTGAAAATCCTGCTTTTGATAGTCAAACGAAGGACTATATGAATACACCTTCTTCTAAGTTTGGTTCTAAGTGTGAAGTAAGTGATAAATTTATAGAAAAAGTCGCCAAAATGGGTGTGATGGATACCGCATTGCAAATAACAGAGGTGAAAGAAAACAAGGCTGCGAAAAAAACAGACGGTGTGAAAAGCAAATCTGTTCGCGGCATTCCAAAGCTGACAGATGCCAACTGGGCAGGAACAGATAAATCAAAAGATTGTATGATAATCTTTTGCGAAGGTGACTCAGCTAAGGCAGGCATTATTTCAGGGTTGTCTTCTGAAGACCGTAATAATATTGGCGTGTATCCTATGAAGGGAAAAATTCTAAACGTCCGCGGCGAAGCAGTCAAAAAAATTGCGGAAAATAAAGAAATTGCTGAAATAAAAAAGATATTGGGACTAGAAACCGGTAAAAAATATGAAACCATTGAAGATGTGCATAAAAGTCTACGTTATGGAAGAGTTTTATTTATGACAGACCAAGATTTAGATGGTAGTCATATTAAAGGGTTGGGTATCAATCTCTTTCAATCTGAATGGCCAACTCTCGCAAACATTCCAGGGTTTATCGGTTTTATGAACACCCCTATTTTGAAAGCAAAAAAAGGCTCTGTAGAGTTGGACTTTTATAATGAAGGTGAGTACAATACATGGAAGGAAGAAAATGAAAACAAAGGATGGAAGATTAAATACTATAAAGGATTGGGAACGAGTACTGGTAAGGAATTTCGCGAATATTTTGAGAAAAAAAAACTGGTTGGATTTGAACATTCTGAAAAAAGCGATAATGCAATTGATATGGTTTTCAATAAAAAAAGAGCAGACGATAGAAAAGAGTGGTTGAAGGTGTATGACAGAGATGCTTATCTGGACACTTCCAAAACAAGCGTTTCATATGAGGAATTTATTGACCTTGAATTAATACATTTCTCTAAATATGATTGCGATAGAAGTATTCCTAACTTGATGGATGGTCTTAAAATATCTTTGAGAAAAATTTTGTTCTCTGCGTTTAAAAAAAATCTAACCACCGAAATCAAGGTAGCACAATTTTCAGGTTACGTTTCAGAACACTCTGGTTATCATCACGGAGAGGCAAGTTTAAATGCAGCCATTGTTGGAATGGCGCAAAATTTTGTAGGTTCTAATAATATTAATTTGTTTATGCCAAATGGTCAATTCGGCACTAGATTACAAGGCGGTAAAGATAGCGCGTCTGAAAGATATATATTTACACAACTAAATAAAATAACTAGAAGTATATTTCCAGCTTCAGATGATAATGTGCTAAACTATTTAAATGATGACGGTTTGTTAGTTGAACCGTTATATTATGCTCCCATTATTCCTATGGTCCTCGTGAATGGTTCAAAAGGAATTGGAACCGGTTTTAGCACTGACATCATGTGTTATAACCCTCTTCAAATAATTCAATACATTCAAAATAAATTGTTATTAATTGAAGATGATATTGATTTTATTCCTTATTACGAAGGGTTCAAAGGAGATATTACGAAGCTTACCGATGAAAAATTTCTAATTAAAGGGTTATATGAAAAAATTGGTCCTGATAAAATTAAGGTAACTGAATTACCTGTTGGTTATTGGACAGAAGATTTTAAGGAACTCCTTGAAGAGTTAATTGAACCGGCTCCTGGAAAAGATGGCAAAAAAGTGACTCCGATTATAAAAGACTATGATGACATGAGTAAAGACACTAATGTAGATTTTACTATTACATTTGCTAAAGGCAAACTGGAAGAATTAGAATCGAATAAAGGCGATTATGGTTGCAATGGAATGGAAAAATTATTAAAATTATATACTACAAATTCTACTAGCAATATGCATTTATTCGACGCAGATGATTTGCTGAGAAAGTTTGAAAAAGTGTCTGATATTATCGACTCGTATTATGATGTACGATTACAACTCTACCAAACAAGAAAAAATTATATGATTCAATCATTAGAAAGAGAATTGGTTTTATTGTCTAATAAAGCAAAATATATACAAGAAAATTTAGTTGGAACGATTGATTTAAGAAAGAAAAAGAAGGAGGAAGTAGTTGCATTATTGAATAGCAAAGGGTATACTGTTATTGATAATGACGAAGAATACAAATATTTAACTAAGATGCCTATGGATTCTGTAACAGAAGAAAATGTTGAAAAGTTGCTAAAAGATAAAGGTAATAAAGAAATGGAATTAGAAACAATTAAGAGCAAAACTATTAATAAAATGTGGAATGAAGAACTTGAGAACTTAAGAGTTTTATATATTGAGTATAAAGAAGACCGCAATAGAGTTATGAATGGAGAAAATGAAAAAGCAATGAAAAAAAAAGTGGTGTCAAAAGGTCCGATGAAAAAAAGCGTAAAAAGTAATGAAGGCAAGAAATTAATGGTAATTGAAGATGATTAAAAATACAAAATACAAAAAAATAAAAATATTTATAATATATAATGAATTTTGACTTTTACCCATCTAACGTTAATTTTGGTGACCCAAATTCTGCACCAAGCAATCCTGTGGGAGAGAGAGCCTTAAATATACCACAAATTCCTACCCAACAACAAACTGTTTACCAAGAATCGGGACAAAAAAAATCTAGCAAAACGTATTTACAAAAATATTTAGATTTTTTCAATTTAAAAACAGGAACTATTTTAACTGCATCAATTGGTATGGCCATAGGGTTTGCATTTAAAGATTTCATTTCATCAATTGTTACAAATGTTTTGCAACCATTAATTATTACAATTCTAACCTTAACCCATGTAAATAATTTATATGACTTTGGTTCATTTATTTCTCCTGAAAAAAATGTTTTAAATATTAGTACGTTTATTTCATCTTTATTAACTTTCGTATTTACTGTTATAACCGTTTACTATATTAATATTTTGATTTCTACATCATTATAAAACTAACTTATAATATTATTTTTTGGTATAAGTTAGTTTATTTTTATTTATCTTTTATATTATTGTTTAACACCTCATTGATTTTTTCTTCATTATAATTCTCTCCACAGTCTATAAAGGTAAATATATTTTTCAGATTTTCTTTATGAAACATTCTTTCAAAACTAGTTAAGTAACAATAATCTGTGTGTTTACTATAAAATTCTACTAACTCTTTATTCGCCTTTTTTAAGAAATTTATCGCGTTTTTATTATTTTTATGCCAACCGCTTTTACTTTGTAGACCAACATTCTCTCTAATATGAATAATCACTTTTGTTTGTGGAAACAATTCTTTGAAATCTTCTATATATTTTATATCTCCTGTGTCATATCTTATTTCTTTGAAACCCCATACATTTGTGGTTTCCTTATTTTTAAACATATTTACAATTGTTATTTTTATTAATTGAACTATTTGTTGCAAATTATATGAATTATACCAAGCTGGTTTAATATTTTTAGAAATTATATTTTCATAACTAGCTGGCGTTAAATGTCCTGGTATATTGTTTGCGGTGGAATATTTGATTCTTCTATAAAACTCCAGTAAACTGTTAATTGCACCAAAATTTTCACCACAGATGTTGCTATTTGGAATTGTATTTAGCAATCTTTGCATTGTTGTAGACCCAGAGCGCCCAGTTGCACAAATTAAAACGATTTTATCATCCATTAATTATTATTTTCAAAAATTTAACTATATTTAAACGATTCAATATATGATTATACATTTATCTAATTTCTAATCTAAAACCAACTTTTAAATTCTAATTGTCTATCTGTATTATCTGTCATAACAGGATGCGCTATAGGGACAACTAATGTACTTACATCATATATGTATTTCATATAACCTTGGGCCTCACTATAAACTTGTTGAATGCAATAATCTAATACCATTTTGTTTAATTCTGCAACTTGTTGTGAAATGTTATTTGGCTGATTCGCTGAATATTGCAAAAAAACACTGCGCATTATTATTTTTAATGAATCACAATCCTGCGGTCCGATTAAGTACTGCCCATTCGACCTTTTATAAACGCCTGCTCTTATTCCATTTTGAATTATTTGAAGGTTTTGCAGAGAGAAAAAGGTTTGCGATAAACTATTCTCTGTCCATAACCCTTCTGTTGCATTCCTAAATGTGGTGCATTGATTAGCTGGTATTTTATCGTACATTTGAAATAAATCACTAGTATTAGGAGTTTTTATATCTACACGTCCATTATTTACTTTATTCATTTATATTACTCAAATAGAAAAAATTATATATATTTAATTTATATATGAACGGATTTCAAAAAGTAGTTCT